CATATTTCTTTTGGACGTAAGTGTTGTCATTGTAGTTTGCACCGTAGTATGAAGTTGAGTAGATACCTTTAGATGATGGGTCTGATGAATCGTACTCTAAACCGTTGTTTCTTATATCAAGACCTCCCACAAATCCTCCTACTTCACCACTTTGTATAGTTGTAACTCCATTCCCTCCGTTCCAAAGTATATAAGAATATAATCCATCTGTTAGAAGTGCACTTTCATTTACATTATGCCCAATACTGACAATATAATCTTCAACCTCAATTCTACCAGTAACAGGACTGCCAACTTCTGTTCCTGATAGTGGTATATAATTATCATCTACATATTTCTTTTGAACGTAAGTGTTGTCTGTGTAGTTTGCTCCGTAGTATGCAAAACCATCCAACCCTTTAAAAGCAGGGTTATCACCTGTTATATTAATATAACTAGCTCCAGAGGTTTCGGTTAAAGTAAATCTTTGTGCATAAGTAGCATTATTAATCCTAAGGCTAGCTTTACTTTGGGTAACTCCGTTAGCCAATTCAAGAGATGATGACCTATTAGCGTTGTTTAGTATATCTAAATCATCGCCTACTCCAATTACAAAATCTTGGTCACTTACAGTAGTTGTAATCCAATTATTAGATGTACTTTCTATTACTCCTGTAACAGGACTTCCAACTCCTGTTCCTGATAGTGGTATATAATTATCATCTACATATTTCTTTTGGACGTAAGTATTGTCATCGTAGTTTGCTCCGTAATATTGAATCCCTCTAATTCCATAAAAACCAGAATTATTACTATCTAAAAGTAATCCATCAGTTAAATGGTTAAAATCCGAAACATCCGTTCCAATTCCTTCATTATCTTCGCTTCTAATAATTAAATCTCCATCTTCAAAATATATAGATTGAGTAGAATCTCCACCAACTTTATATAATTTATTGGTTTCAGAAAACTCAATATCACCAGTTACAGGACTTCCAGAAAGTGTTCCACTTAAAGGTATATAATTATCATCTACATATTTCTTTTGAACATAAGTGTTATCGGTGTAGTTTGCTCCGTAGTATGAACTACCTAGTATCCCTTTAAATAATGGGTGATTTGCGTTTATATTTAAAAATTCATTATCCAAATTAATACTACTTACTTCTCCCGTAATACCTAGTGTATCATCAAATTCCATAAAAGGTTTCCCACCGCCATCCACTCCTATTCTTGTTACATAAGAACCAACATCCATGAAAAATCCTAATTTATTACCTTCATAAATTAATTCCACAACACCAGTTACAGGACTTCCAGAAAGTGTTCCTGATAGAGGTATATAATTATCATCTACATATTTCTTTTGGACGTAAGTATTGTCGTCATAATTTGCTGCATGGTAAGTATTTGAATACACTCCTTTAGAAGTAGGGTCAGTTGTTACCATTCCAACCCCATCTTTTCTAATATTTAAAGTAGATGTGAGAGTACCCGCTATGTTTCGTGCTTGTAAATAAAGTCCATTATCACTAAAATACATGGTTGATACTAAATCTTCATCAGTAAAAGTATTTATAAATCCTTTTTCACTATAACTACCTTCAAATTCAATATCACCAGTTACAGGACTTCCAACTCCTGTTCCACTTAAAGGTATATAATCTCCAAAATCACTTGTTAAAGCTAAAGTTCCTGATGCATCTGGTAAAATCCAATCTCTAAAATCACTTACATTGGCTCTTAAATTACCATTAAAAGTTGCTGCTGCATTTTCAAAAGAAACTCCAATTCCATACTTAGAAAATATTTCCCCATTTACTATAATCTGCCCCCCAGTTTGTGTATCTAATAAAATTTCTTGAGAACTAACATCTATATTGATTTTTGTTCCAGTTCCACTGAAATCATAATCTGCTAATGTAACAATTAAATCTCCACCAACTCTAGTTCCTGTATAAGTACTCCATTCAGAAGTGCCGCTTGTTGCCGCACTTAATTCAAGTGAATTCACATAAGGATTTATACCATCTTCACCATCATTGGTTAATTCTGAAGTGTTTGTAATTGTTGGTCCAGTTGATATAACCAATGTACCATTTTGTGCTATTATATTATCAATTAAGAATATAACACCAGACCTTCTAGAGAATATTCTAATCCTATCGAAATCCATCCCAGAAACCCCTAAAAGTGTTTTAGGTATTATAATAGTTTGCCAAGTGTTTAATATTGTATTATCGAAACCAAATAACCCACTATCAATATTTAAGTTAAGTCCTGTTTGACTAGTACCTGTATTATATAATCTAATTGAGAGTCTATGTGGTGCTACATTTAATAATTTAATTCTAAAAACAATGTTTGATAAGTCATTTCCACTTATTGTAGAGGTGTAATCAAAATTAATATAATCAGCACTTGTTACAGCACTAAAAGCAATTGAAGTTGAGCCATTTTGTGAATCCCCACCATAATTAGGAATAACTTGTGCTGAAGATACTGACGTATTCCATTCAGTAGGTGTTCCTACATTTTCATCATAAATTAATATGTCGAAAACGTTAGTTGGTTCTGTGGTACCAACTTGTACTAATACAAATGTTAATTCTATTTGAGTTTCACCACTAATATCTGGTTTAATCGGGTTTTCACCTGGAATACCTTGAATAACGCTGAAAGACTCATCATTATTAATTGCAATTACATCAATTCTATCTTGTAAACTGGCACCTGATAAAGTAATTGTATTTGAAATATAATTATTAAATAACTCACCATTTATAACATATTTGTTAGCATAAACGAAATATTCAAAATTTTCTATTCTATAATAATTAGCATCTAAAATTACACTACCACCATAAACTTCTGTAATTGTAGTATATGGGTTTATACCATCTTCACCATCATTAATTAATTCTGAAGTATTTGTTGGTGTATCAGCAGATGTTATAAATTGAGTTGTATCACCAGATGTTATAAATTGATTAACACCATCTTCACCATCATTGGTTAATTCTGAAGTGTTTGTTATAGGGGTTGTTGCACCTGAAAACGTAGATGTGATATCAGTTAAAACTGACCTCATTTCAAACGCAGAATTTTTACCACCATCGGTTATTGCGGCAATCTTATTAAGAATTGTTTCAAGACTCATAATTATATATGTATTTAATGTTTACATATAAATATAAGATAATTAAAGATTACTCTTAACAATCTTCAAATTTATCACATTCATCTGTGATAGTTTCTGTAATTGAAATCGTTGAACCTGAAGATGGTCCTTCACCATCCCCAATAATTGTTACAGTTCCGATGAACTCCGAACCATCATTGATTTGTCTAATTGATAATCCACTACATAATTGAGCGATTGTAGTATTACTATTTGTTATATCTTGAGAGGTAACATCAACCGAAACATCTAAATATGTTGGACTAGGAACTGCATAAGAAGGTGCCGTTGTACCACATGGGAATGCTGTGTATTTTTTATATTTAAATTTATTTGAACTGCTAGAAGTAAATGCGTTATTACCATTAGTTAATGAAGAACCCCAAATAGTTGTAGCTGGTACTAATTGTTCAATTAAATCAGACCAATACGTACCAATTAAATTAATAAATTGGTCTAATGAATTTTCATCAATATTATTTAAATTTAACCCACAATGTTCTTGTGCATTTTTATATCTATAAAATAATAAATCTATTGTTGGATAAGCTCTAATAGTTTTTCTACTTTTAGCATCAATTAACATATTTAATAGTTCATTATCATCAATAAGTTCAGTTAATGGTACAGTAATAAGTGGTGTTAAATCAACACATTCATGTGTATCACCTGAAGTACATCCAGTTGCTGGAGCTAATAAACAAGGGTTTTCCCTAATACTGTTAAATACATCGGTTTCAATGGCTTGGGATGGATTAATACGTAAATCAACTTCTTTCGTGTTGATTGATAATTTTTCTTCGTTAATACTATAACTAGTTTCCCTTCTATCTAAATTAAACTGTCTAACTTCAAATTCAGTTTTTTCAACCCATGATTTTTTATTATCAATAACCCTCTTAAGTTCAAATTTAGGACATTCTTCATCTAAGAACGGTGATGGTGTTGGTACATCACACAGTCTATTTAATTTAACATTATCAATTAATATTGAGAAATTAGCAAGACTGTTACCTTGAATAGATATCTTAAGCCTTTCATTATAAATTGTTTCTAGAATTTCTAAATCTTCAATAACCATTCTAAATCTAACCCAATCAGAATTTAATGAAAATTCATTAACGACATCATCATTAGGTTGTAAATCATTTAAAAAGTTTTCATAAATTGGTCCACAATTATTATCAGGTCCTGATAATAATAAACCAGTATTTTCATTACCATCTAAATATGTAAAAATATTATTTATATCAAACATAGATTCAGAAGCTACCGATTCTAAATTATTGGGTATTGGTAATGATTCATCAAAAATTACTTTTTCAATTTGTACGTTTAATTTTAATTCTTCTAATAGTTGTCTAAGTGGTAATTTAACCTTGGTACAATCAAATTTAAGTAACCAATCAAATTCTAATTCTAAACTACATATCCCTTCTTGATTCTCATCTATTTGAAATAAAGCCCCTGTATTACCTACTGGGTCCAACACAATATTATAAGTACCACCAGTTAAACAAGAAGCAGCCCAGTAACACTTTGTATCAGTTGGGTCAAATACCCAACCTTGAGCTTCACAACAAGCACAGCTTAAATTACTAGTTGTATTAATATTATCTATTTCAATAATACCTACAACTGTTCCATCCACATTAAATTGAACTTCATTTAACGCAACTCCATTTATATCTGTACAATTAGTTACTTCCATTATTTATAAATATAAAAATATTAACAATTTTGAACTGGGGTTATGTGATTTCTACTTAATATGAATTGTGGACCACCTTGTACGGAAACAAGAATTGTTGTTGTACCTATTGTACCACCGCCTTCAGCGGCATCAATACCTATAGAATATGTCTTTGGTGATGAAATAACTTCAGTGGTATCAGATAAAACTACTGTTGAGTCAAGACAAGATGAATTACCATACCACTCACCTAAACCAGTTTTGGTTATAACTACTGTAGATGATTCACCATCTGGTGGAGTTACTTTAATACATTTACTTGAAAAACAATTAGTATTTTCACCTAAGCCAACCTCTTCAATTGTCGCTGATTTACCACAATCTCTATTAACTTGAAATGTAGATTGTGCCCAATCACTAGTTGCACCAACACTATTTGTGACATTAACTTCTAATTCATAAAAACCACCTTCTATAATATTAGGAGTTTGGGGATTATCTAAATTTATTACAAAATTAGTCCATAATGATGTTCCTAATCGTCTATATCTCCCCGATGATGATACTATTGTAGTATCTTCAGAGGTTGTAGTACTTAATGTTATTCCTATTACACACATATTTTATATTTATTTTTATAATGGGGTATCACCTATTGGATTACCGTCTATTAATTCACAACAAGCGTCATTAGTTATTGAAACTGTTGGTGGGTTATTTGACAATGAATTAAAACAATTAAAACCACCACTTCTATCAATTTGGAAACTAAGACCGTTTGATGTACAACATTCAGAATTAGGTACTATTTGAGTTTCTTGACCAGTATTTGGGTCAATAAATGTCACAAGACCAAAATCTGGTATTGGTTCCACTAATTGTAAACCAGCACATGGGTCAAATGGTACATCTTCAATACAATAAATATTACCATTTAAAACTTCTTCAATTAAGTTATATGCGTAACAACAATCCGCACTTGGTACAGTAGTTGTTGTTCCACCACCAGCATATTCAAATATTTGATGAAGTGATTCATCAAATGTTCCAGTTGCTTGATAATTATTACAATCTGTTGGGTCGATTTCATCTCTCCATCTACATATATAATAACAATCAGGTCCAATTTCAGGTGTAAATCCTAACGCTGTACAACAATCTGGGTGTGTATTATCTGAAGTACTCCCATCGTTAAAATAGAATGTTAATAATCCAGTATCATCTTGGGAATATCTAATAAAGTTACATTCAACTGGTTTAAATACCCCATCCGTTACTAGAATTTCTAAACTAGTATTACAATCACCTGTTAAAGTAACGTTATCACCTATAACCGTTACAATTCTACTTTCAATTCCAAAACATTCAGATACGTCTAACCCATTCTCATCAGTAATATTAATAGTTGATAAGTTAGTTTCAGACAAACCTGATAACGCAAACTGCGTGTTTGTTGTAATTTGACATGTATTTATTGTTCCTGTTATTGCCATTTTTTATTATAAATTTATTATTAATATTTGATATGATGGTCCAAGTATACAATTATTACCTATATCAAACAATTCAATTCTAATTTTATATTGACTTATTTTAAGTTCTGGAATGTTTGAAGTTGAAGTTGTAAAATTACTTGTATAATCAACATTTGCTGAAGGTGAAATTGTTATTACATCATTAATAGGTGAGTTATTTTCATTTAAAATTACACCATTGTCAAATATAATGTTAAGTGTAGCATTATTATTATCTCTAACTATATCATATACTGTATATGTTATTGAAACTTGAGTTGGTTCTAATAACCCATCGATACTAAATCCACCAATACCTGTACCCACTCTACCTATTGTTTTACCAAGTATAACTGTACATGTTCCAACACATACAATATCTACCATAACACCACTATTATTAGTTAATAAATAATTATCTTCATTATTAATATCACCACCTAAATATAAGTGTGGGAATGTATCACCAGAAGGGGACACAAATGGTGTAACACCTTGTGAATCACTATAAATAACATCCCCAAGAGTTGGTAATGCGCCAGCACCATCATGATATAATGAATTAACTAGTTGTTGAGTAGTTGTAATTCCACAACCATTACTATATTTAACTGGAACAAAGAACTCTGTTAATCCACTGGCACCAACACCTTCTTCAATACAATTATATGCAGTTGACACACATAATTCTAATTTAAAATATGTATTCAATAAATCATTATTACAACCATCAGGTGAAATAATATCTAAACTACCATCACTATAATTAAATGTAATCCCACTTAATTCAGTTGTTCCACTTAAATTATAAATTTCAGATATATATTCAGATTCAGTTAATGCTGATACACTTGTTAAAAATGTATTTTCATAAAAAGTTTCACCAGTTAATTGAGCTATAAGAGTCCATGAACTCGTAAAAGTACATCCAGTATTAGTAACTGGAAAATTATTTATTACATTATCTTTATTAACCTGAACTATAGCATCAAAATCTAAATCTGTATCTACAGCCACATATATATTCCCATCACAACATTCATCGAATGTTCCATTAGCATAATTTGAAAATAAATTTACTTCAGCTTCAATATCTGATTCTTCATTAGTCCCAAGAACAAAATTAGGGACTAAACAAGTACTAAATTGGTTTATATATTCTTGACCTCCATCGTAAGGCCCAATATGAGGATTATTACCTTCAAGTATATCTATATCTGGATTTGCACCACCCGTTTGTCTATACCACAAACCAGCTTTTTGAAAATACATTTCTGGTGTGTTTGGTTGAATAAATGGATATCCATTTGAATCAAGGTTTAGTCCACTAATATCTGAGGTATTATTAAAATACTCCATCATTTCTGTAACTAAATCAACATCCACTGGTTGGTCGGCCACATAAACATATTCATTAAAAGTTATAAGACCCTCTGGTGCTCCAATAAATTTAAATAAAAATTCTATAGCCTTCCTAGTACCTTTAGATTTCCAAAGCCATGGAGTATTTAAAACAATTCTTCTCCAAAGTTCAACTTCAGCTTCTGCTTCACTTAAACCTCTGGAATACCCATCATAATAATTATTATTTAATGATAAGAAATTTCCTATTATATCAATCTGTGAAATTGATGATGTTAATTGCCAACCTAATACTCTAGCTAAATTTTTAATAACGGCATCAGGTGTATTATTCTTTTTATCATATGTTACAACATTGGCAAATTTAATACCATCTGAATATTTTTTGACTTCATCGAACTCTCTACCATAGATTTTTAACGCATTGGTCATTTTTTGACCATTAGTGTTTCCATAACTACCATTAATATCAGCACCAGTATCAAATTCTGAAATAGAAGATGAAACTAAAAATCTAACCATTAAATTTGACCTAGAAGAATCATTAATATCTGAAAGTTCTAATAACTTGTTAACAAATCTAGAATAATCAATAGAATCAAAATCAATGTTATAACCATCTCTAAGAGGCCAAGTAATTTTTTTGGTACTTTCTACAGTTGTTCCATTTTCGGTCTCAGAAAACACTCTAAATGAGCTTGTGTAAATAGGTATTGATAGTCTATTAAGTAATCTATTCTCAAATTCATTTAAATTAAAGAAGAATTCTTCTCTTTTTAATTCATTTGGTCTAACATGATAATTAATATTTTCACTACCTGAATTAGGAAATGGGTTACCTTGAGTTTGTAATGTAATAGTTGATGTTAGAATATCACTTGAACCTGTGAAGCCTATAACACTATAATCACCATATTCATTATTAACTTCATAGTAATTATAATTAATTGATAAATTTCTTAATTGATTTGTTTCATTGAAGGTCCCCTCAATTGTACCACCTGATAAAAAATTTATATTATATGGGTTTTCAATCCTATTAACGTTAACATCGAATGTTGATGTATTTGTTACAGCGTTGTAGCTATAATTACTAATTGTATCACCCGTATTAGAAGCATCCGTTGGGTCAATTTCAGAAATATATAATGAAGCTGGCCACTTTATAATTATATTTTCTAATGACACCCTTATAAATTCTCGTAATGAACCGAAGAAGGCATAAGTTAATAAATCATCGTAATTTAAATTTAATTTAGCTTGTTTAGAGTATTTTGTAATAACAGTTTCAAAAGCTTCATCAAGATTTAGGGTTTCTAAAGACTTGTAATTAGAAAAACTATTAGTTACAAATGTTTTATTTACCTTATCATCTAAATTTGTAGAAATGTTGAAATTACCCATCGTAAAGACAGGGCTACCCTCATTCGATGCGAGTTGATTACCCACAAGGTCTGGTGAGAAATTTCTATACTCTATACCATTAGTAAAGAATTCCTTTTTTGCATATCCTACGATTTTTACTCTATTACTCATTATACTTGGCTAATATCGTCAAAGTTTTTACTAAAATCAATTTCAGTTCTTGGCTCTTTAACCTCAAATAGAGGCACACCTGTGAACTGGTCTTTAATTTCAAATAAGTTATATTGCTTATAAATACTACCATCAAATGTATATTGTGTATAAATACCATCTTCAAGAGATTTACTTTGTGGACCATAAAGACCATAAGCAATTGTTTCAAGGTCATGTTCAACCATTTCAATTTCAATCATCACTGGATTAAAAAAAGTGTTGGTTATAATAACTTCTTGATTTGGTTCGCCAATAAATGGTAATACATTAGGTTTTACATTAGATGCAGAACTTGGGGTCACTGTACAGAAAACTAATGTTGAGTTATCATTAAAACTATATCTAACAGCTTTTTGATTTGTATTAGTTAAGTTTTGATTAACCACATCAACTCTATTATTAGATGTAATTACTCTAAATGTATTTCTAACCTTAACACCACCAGAAGAATTTGTTGTATTTAAATATTCAACTCTATAACCAACTAAACCACCATTTTGGAATCTAGATGTAAATGCACTATCTAAATTTTGTGATGCAGTATCAAATATAAGTCCTTTAATTTCTGATTTTGCTGATAACACACCACAATCTAATATTCTAGTTCTAATTTCAACTGGTTTAATATGTAAAGTATAAATTCCCTTCTCAGAGAAAAGTGTACTAGGTAACGTTAACGTATACATACCACCAAATATCTCTACATTATTTGTATTATTTGGGTTACTTACTTCTGAAAGAACCTCATTAGTATTTAATTTGGTTAATGTAGTATCACCAATATCATTTCTAGATGGGGTATAATGTAAGAACACTTCTATATCATTTAATGATACATCAGCTGGTCTAACTGTCCCAAAATTTCCATTTGCCATAATTTAATCTCTATTAATATTATAAAATCCGTTACCGTATTTAGTTAAATGTTCTAAACTTTCGATTTCAGATAATCTTAAATGTTTATCCAAAACACTAAAAGTGGTCCTATCTATAAATACATCACTTTTAACTTCTGGTTGACTTATTATCCCTAATAAATATTCTTCTTGTATTTGTGGGTCAGTTGAAGTATTGGTTTCATTCCAACCTTCAGCATAATATTGAACTCTAGTGTTCGTAGAATTAACATCTAACTCACTTGGTATTATAACCCCTTCTTCTGGATTATCTATATATTGGATACCAGTTATTTGGTTCGGAGTACCTATTAATGAATCTCTCCTAGCATTAACTGTATATACAATTTCATTACCATTAATATTTATTACCCTATCAACACCATTTATTGAAGAACCGCTGAAATTTATATAAGATTCTTTTTTAGAATCAAAATTTGGTATATATCTATTATCATCATCATATGTTCTAACTACCTCTAATTTAGAGTCTGAAGCGTAATTAACAACACCACCTTGTTTATAAAATGTACTTGTAATTCCATCATTCATAAATTCTAATGGTAAACCACCTGAAGATAAATTAATTTGACTACCTTCAATAAATGGCATATCCGTCATTAATCCAACATTATCTATTGTTTGGGTTAATGGAATTTTCAAATAAATTGAATTACCGATATTTGTAGATATTTGTCTTTTAATAATTTCCATTATTGTACTTTAATTTCGTATAAGTTAACTGTTAATCTGGTACCCTCTTCTATCACATTAGTGGCTGAATTATATATTGGGTCTATTGAATAAAAATAACCTGTGTCAGTTCTAGTTAATAAATATCTAGTATGTAACTTACCTATCACTTCATTAATTGGTAAGGTATCTGGTGTTGTAATAAACCTAGTTGTTTTACCAGTGGCAGCATTATTAAATTCAGCCCTCATATATAATTCCACAGGAACTACATCATTCTTATTTAAACCATTTTTAAAATAATATAAATGAAATCCTTCATGAAAACCATCTGATTGTAATATTGGGTCAGTTAATTCAAACCTAACTTCAATTTGATTTGCTGATTTAGGAATACCACCCAAAGGGTTAGGAGTCCCATTAGTATCTACCATAGGAGTTAAATCACTTCCATATACTCTACAAAAAATAGTAATAAATGAAACTAAATTTTGATTGGTTGGTTTATCTGAATCATAAAAACTTAATCTCAAAAAAGATTTCTTAAATTTATTTTTATTAAGTTTTATATCATCATCAATGAACCCAATATCCGAATACTTATTAATTAATTGTCCTCTATTTGAGTTTATACGTTGATTTGAGTTCGAAAAGGATAATTTATAATATAAATCTTTAATTAAAGTATTACTTGTAAACCCTAATGGTATAAACCTAGTTTGTTCATAGTCAACAATTGGGTTGATAGACTTTTCAACTTCATCTTCAACAAACTCTCTATTAACTACCTCACTTTGGTCCACAGAAGCAAAATCCAATGTTAAAGGGATTTTAATAAATTTATCATCTAGATTATCTAATCGTATTTTATATTTGTTAGCAGACATCATCAGTATTTTTAGTTATATAATTATCTTCAATCAATATGCCAGATTCATCAGACGGAAATGCGGTATATTGTAACCCATAAAAATTAAATGGGTCTTGTCTTTCAAGTGCCAACGTGAAACATGAATTAATATAGTGAGCACCATTTAAAAATGGATAATCTAAGGTTTCATTTTGACCATCATTAACACCAATATCTAATAAATCTCTCCATATAAATCTACCATCCCTTAAATTACTTGCATATGTAGGTTTATTTAATGTTGTAAACATCCCTTGTTCAATATAGGCTGAGAATTGTTTTATTTGTATTTTATGATGAGCTTTATACATGTACCCTTCATATCTTAACCCAAAGTTAACCGTATTTGAGGAAAAATCAACATTCTCAGCACTACCATTTCCTGTAATTCTATTTATCGTGTTAAACCTATGGTAAACATCCGCTAATATTTTTTCTTCTTGTTCTAAGATGTTATACTCAACAACATCACCATAAAATTCATCTTGTTCAATATTAACATCTTCATCTAATGCTATATGAGATGTAGGAGCGTTAGTGATTCTATTAATATCTGGGATTCCTAAATTACTACCAACTTCAGAAATAAAAGGTATTTTAATACCAGATTTAGTTGATGTAAAGACGGGTGCTTGTTCAACTCCATCATGTCTAATACCACCACTATTAGTTTTAATTACTGTTAAATAAAGTTCTGATAGTGGTCTTCCTAAATTATCTTTTAAATTAGAAATATCAATATCTTCATTAAAAACAAATTTTGGCACCTTATCTTCATATATTGTCTGAGAAAATGCCAGTGGAAATACTTCATAATCATCATTTTCTAATTCAAAACCATCTCTAACTGAAATCTTTTTAAACCTTCTTAAATAATAAACAGATTCTCTACCCCCAACAATTCTAGTCATTCTAGCTGATTTTCCAGTATTAATTAATGTTACTAACACATTTATATCAACACTAAAACTATATTCTTTATCATCACCATTATCTTTACCTAATCTAATTACAGTATATTTACCATTATTAGTTGATAAATTCTTTAATTTAATTGTATCACTTTTAGAAAGTCCATGTTTAACTGGTGTAGTAAATGTTAACATATTTCTATTATTTATAATACTTACTTCAACATCAACAAGTAATAAGCCACCACTAACTAAATTATGAGTAATATCACCTGGTAATTGCCCTACTTTAATTGGATATGAAATGGTAATCTCCCAATTCTTAACACCATTTTTTGGTGACATACAAAATAAATTTCTGTTTGGTTCCATATCCGTAAACACACAAAATGATGTGTTATTTACATCTGGGTCTCTAAAACCAAACCAACCATTATCTTCCCTAAGAAACTTATCTATTGATTCTTTATATGTTAAATCACCTTCAGTTTGGTCTAACTCACTAATTGTTGTAGCATTTGATGGGAAACTCACATCCCTAAATTTAGCAGAATTAAAAGTATTCCAACTATTGATTTCAGTAGTATTAAATAAAACATTATTAAATAACGTGTTAAATGTTCCCGTTAACCTATAATATGGAGATTGTTGTCTTTCCTTATTAAATTGTTCACCCACATTGATAACCTTCTCTATATCACCTACAGGTAGTAAGTTTGTCTTACTTTCCAATTTGAGTTTTAGGAAAGAATCTTCGTTCACAGATTCCTGTGAAGACGCACTATTTAATCTAATTTTATTTTCTTCCATTATTCTATCGTATCACTCGCACAACCAAATTGACTTATTATTTGATATCTATCTGAACTTTTAAGATGACCCCCTAGAGTTAATGACCCATCTGCTGGACCTATTATCCCTGTTTCTACATCGGTACCACCCTTTTGTAAAGTATATTCAACACCTTCAACTAAATTATATGCACCTAACGTGGTGGAATTCAACCTATTTAGACCTGGTTCGGGCGTATCTTCCACAACAACTTCTTGTGGTATCCCACTTGGAGGGTATTTTTGACCAAATTCATCAACCACTAAAAATCTATAAGCACCTGGTGGTAAATCTTCAAATATTACAAAAGCAGCTACCACATCTGGGTCTGGATATGTAATATCAGAACTATATGTAGAACCTGTAAAGGTAGATGTGGTCACTGATGAAAATTCAACCGAATAAAAAGGTGTACCACCTTCTATTTTAAGTCTAACTTGACCATCATTAAATTCAACACAATTAGTTGGTGTTGAAAATGGAGTTACTAATAATTGAGTTGGAACCGCAATCGTTCTAGTATAACCAGAAATTTGAGGTTCATCCGTATTACTATCACTTACCGTTATATCATAAATTCCATCATCTAAACCTTCAAATAATGTTGCATATGGAATATCAAGTTGTGTTGAAGTAAACCCAGCTGGGGTACTTGTTTTTAATATTGTTATATCATAAGGCCCAATTCCACCTGTAATTGAGTTAATATAAATAATCCCATTATTAGCGGTTGTTGATTGTGAATTTCTTGTTGTAATATTAGCTTCTAATTTTAATAACCCTCTAACAATAAATGTTTTTTTAACTGAAACACCATTACTATCAGTAACTATTACAAAATAACTACCAGCTGATAAATTACCAACATCTTCAGTATCACTTAAAGGTATTTGAGGATTATCAGTTTTATACCATTCATATGTATAATCTGGCGCACCACCTTGTACTGTAATATTAATTGACCCATCGGTACCATTAACTGTTGTTACATCTGAAATAATACCAGTTATATTAATTATAATTTTAGGCAATCTACTACAAGAAGTAAAATATTTACTATTCATTAAATCTAAAGCAGAATTATTTGGTTTAGTTCCGAAATAGAAATAAAATGAATTGTTGAACTGTTCAAGAGCACCAATTTTAGTTTTAGCTCTATATGAATTATATTGTGATGAATTAAATTTTGAGTCGATTAAATCGATATCATCAAATGCATAATTAGGGTCATTTAATTTAATCAATTGTGAACGTATTAATTCATCATCAATATCAGCATTATCAATTGCGGTGTTTCTTGTATCATCTTCATCAAGACCCACACCTATTTCACATATCCTTCTAATAGACCTAGATTGTGTATTATTAACTTTAATATTTGTACATGAAATATCGAATAATAAAGGGACTAAACCTGTAACAGTAATTTGACCAGCTTCATCCCTTTCATTAACAAATGGTGGGATTTGATATGTTGTTGCAATTAATTCTGGTTGCACTTTTGGTAAAGCTTGCCAATCACAATCAAATACCGCACCTAAATTATATAAATCAGTCGCATATAATTTAGCACCACCAACACCGCCAATACCATCACTTCTCACACGCCCACTTGTTAAGGGCTTATAAAATAATTCATCTTCATAACTAACAATAACACCCTCATGAATACTAATAGCTTGACTATCACTGACTCTACCATTATCTGGGTTGGTGTTTACCAACTTATTATTATCAAGTCCATTACTATCTTCACCACCACCGTCTATTTCACCGCAAAATTTCTCATCACTTTTATTCTTTTTATATTTTAATAAAAACGGGTATAACGCACCATTTATCCATTCATTATAAAAATCAAATTCAAATACATTAAGTGTTTCAGCTAAAGCTATTTGGAAACAATCTAATGTTTCACTCTTACTATTATTACCCGTACTACTACATCGATTTCTACAACCAGGTGTATATTTCACATCAGTAATTGGACATGTTATTCTAATACAACCTATCCAACAAAATGGTCTAATTTTAACACCAAGTATTTTAATTTGAAAACTAATAATATTATTTATAATTGATAATATCTCAATTATAAATGATATTATTAGACATAAGATTGTATAAACTGGATTAAAATCAGTATCTAATTTATTAAATGGTATAGGATTTTTAAGACCTACACAATTATCAACATCTTTAAACCCTATAAAATTTCTATTTTCCTTATTAGAATTTTTCTGATATCTAGCAATGTGATTTTTAACTGTATATATTTTATTCCAATACATATCTCTAAAATGGATATCAGATGTTGATTCATCAAAAGAATAATCAACTTCATCTTCCCTTTCTGGATTATGAGGTATTAAATATTTAGCTTTAGTTCTTAATCTACCACTACCACCTGTTTCATTTAATGATACTTTAAATCTAACCCTAGTTCTAGTTGCGATTCCTTTATTTGGGTTATCAGTTGGAACTAATCTACCAAACTCATTAGTAATCATATAGTCTAAATTCATTGGAACTTGAAATGCCCAAACACCATTATCATTAATTAATTGACCACCTTCAATATCTAATTTTTCAACTTCACCAAATAATGTTTTCCTTAAGATTTCAATAGTACCAGACCCTTCACCCATTTCACAAACTCTACCCATCTTTTTTCTAGGTCTACAGTTTTTATTTACACTATTTTTTTCATTATCCCCAAATATTGAACCAGTGAAGATTGCTTGTGGTTGTATATTATAATTTAAATCAATATCAATTCTACTAATACCGACTTCTTTAGCTTCTTGTTCACCCCAAAATGGAATTACATTAACACCAAGTTGTCTATTTTTAACTTGCGTTAAATTATTAAGATTATTACCAGCTTTAAATTTGGTTGGTGAATCAAATAATTTTTTAGGATTACCTTGTTCTATAAAATCATAAGGTCTTTGTGAAAATATTCCAATATCTGATAAATCCACATCCACATTTAATATATGATTACCAACTGGAACACCAAATAACATAAAGTCACCAGCACCGTTAGTTGTTGTTGTATATTTATAATATTTTTTATATACCTCAAAAAGCTCTGGGTTATCAATTAATTCCCTTTTAGTTGGGAATGTACCAATTGGTGCATGACACTCACTTTGTGCATCTTTAGGTAATGTATTATATCTAATACCTTCTTCACTTAAAACTTGTAAATCTGAATATGGATATAAGGTTGAAATTTCTGGGTCTTGAGCATCTTCATCAGTTAAAGGAATAAAGATTGAAACTCTAGCATTAGGAACTCCAACACCACTATTCATTATTACACGCCCAACTACCACACCATAATTTGAGTAAAAACTACGGTATACATCTTCTTGTGATATTTTTAATGATAAAATTTCAAGAAAATCAAAATCTTGATTTAATTGAATTTTAACACTATTATCACCACCATTTGGTTCGGTACGGATTCTTATATTTCTTGACATTATTTAATTACTTCTACACCTACTAATTCATAATCTTCTTCGTTGAAATCTTCATCAAAATCATCTTCTTCTTTTTCTTTATATTTTTGAAATTTCTTTAAGAAAGCAAACATCACAGCTTTGTGACCAAATATATATCTTATTGCTAACCACCAAATATAAAATAAGATAAATGGAGATAACACAACATAAATTAATGTTAATATAATTCCCGCTGGAATTCTTAATAATTTACCACTTAGGGTTAACTCACTATTTTCCTTTCCAATAAACTCATCGTTTTGAAAATCACCTTTACATCCACATCCCATATTATTGCGCTGTTTTAACTCTTATTTTTATATCTTTTTCAGGGAATTTAATTTCAAACATTCCAATCGGATTTCCGAACAATGTGTATTGGTCAGAAATTGAGATTTCTTTTGTTTCATCATCAACGTAAGGTTGTTCAATTTCATTCATTGAATAAACACCTTCACCAACTTTATTAAAAACTCTAATTTCGATTACGTTGGTTACACCACCAACATTATTTACATTTTCTATTAATTGACCTAAGTATACATTCTCACCCATATAATGTTTATTAATATCCATGAATTCTCTTACACTACGAATCACACTTGAAATTATTTGTGATTGTGGGTAATCTTTTTCGATTAATAAATCGAATTCAAATCCTAGATTAATAATTCTACCATCACCAATAACAACATAATCATTAAGCATTTTATAATCTGCCAGATAATTTGAAATGTTTTGTTTAAGTGTATTAGTAGATGAATTTGAAAGTTTACCTGAAGAATTTAAACCTAATATGTAAACCATAATTTTGTTTTGCTCTTCAAATACACCAGTTCTAAAAGGAACCCCAAATTCACCTGGCATTAAACTTACTCTAGATTGGTAATCTTTAATTGTCACCGCTCTATTTTGTGCTGAGAAATTATATTTAACTAACTGTCTGATTTCATCAACTGAAGGTTCATCTCTACCACCTAAAGCTGGTACAGGGTTATTAACCGTTAATGATTGTCTAATAGAAGTATTAATTGTATTATCTGGTCCATTAACAAACATATCTACTAGGTTAATAGATGTTATTGTATTGGAACCTAAATTTGTATTAGACCCACCACCAACTCTATATTGTATATAAACAGTTGTATTGGCTTTTAAAGTCTCCCCTAACGATAGATTATTGATAAAGTCACCAATTCTACTACTTAAAGAATTATCTACGTTAAAATCGTCTAATTGAGAAACATCTTGATTTCCGCTACCAAAAATTAATTTTATAAAACCATTATCAGTATATTCTTTTATGAATTTTCTAGTAATTCTAACCCATTTACCAGGTCTAATTCCACCATTATCTGATACTGCCGCAGTATCTTCAATAAATTTTGTATCTTCAGCTAAAGCATCAACTTCAAACCATCTATTATCGAAATCTAAAAATTCATCGATAGTAGGACTACTTGAAAAATTTGTACCTGTTTTTGTAATTACTGAAGTTATTGATAATATATCATTATCTGGTAATACCAATTCATAAAAAGGTACTACTTCAGCATTTGAAATCGTTTTTGTAAATGTTTTTGTAATACCATTTAAAACAATTTCCCTTTTAGTTAATGTGTAACTTATTATATTACTATTACTATCTAAATTAGGAATTATTAATCTATTTGGGATTCCACCTGAAGTGAATGGACTTGCAAAGTCAATATCATCTAGTGTTTCAAATACTTTACCGCCACCAGATACCTGTGTACCAACTCTAATTATTGGTGCATATCTTACATCAAAAGTATCACCGAAAACAGGAACTGTTACTGAAAAATCTACAATACTTATAGATGGTCGTTTACCTGGTACTTTAAGACCAAATGTTCTTGCCATGGATAATACAGAGTTTCTTTGCTCTGCATAATCGATTTGTGTTTCTTGAAATGCTCTATCAGTATTAACAGATAACATATCACTAACAGCAGCATTAAGCTCTATTAATAACATACCTATTGAGGCATCGTTAAAATCTGATAATATGTCTGGATAGTATTGTTTAACAAAATCTACTAATTCTGTTCTAATATCAGCGAAATTTCTACTTGAGTATGCTATACCTTTTGCCATTGTAATGTTTTTTATTATAAATATAAGATAATAAAAAACTTAACAAAATAAAGTTAAAGTTGGATAATTACAAAATCACGACTTTCAAACACATCTTCCGTTACAGTGTAGTCTAACCTAACTAGAGCACCGTACTGACTTTGTGGGGCTTCTTCGAATGTAATTGAGTTGATTTTTAAGTTTGGAATATACTTCTTAACAGCTTCACTTATTTCTGATTTAATTTCATCTTCGGTGATTCCATCATATGGATTGAATAAATACTTACGTAGATTAGTTCCAAAGTCTGGTAAATATAAACGTTCACCTTTATTAGTTAAAATAAGGTGGATTAAATCAGCTTTAATTGCTTTAGAATCTTCTGTATTCAATTTTAAAAAGAAACCTTCTCTACTATCTCGAAAGGGAAAGTCAATATTGATACTTTTATTGGCCATATCTATAATTTACTAATAAATATCAATAAATAAAGTTTTAAACTAAAAAAGGCGTAACCCGAAAGTCACACCCTTTATTCCATTATGATAAAATATTTTAAGCTGAACAACCTATACACTCAAAATCTGATTCATCAGGTTTTTGTGTACTTGGTAATATAATATCTTTTCTTTTAAATAAATCGGATGTCGTTTCAGCATCTTTTTTAAGTACCCTAGTGTAATAAACACCAGTTTTATTACCTATCTTCCATCCATGTATTAATGCCGCAGATAATTTTGTAAAGTTACCATCTGGGTAATATAAATTTAGTGATGTTGATTGGTCAATATATGGAAACGCATGATTAATCATGTCAATTCTCTTCTTTTGAGAAACTTCATAAGCAGTTTTATATTTAACTCTAAGTTCCTCTGGAATATCATAAAGACCTTGAATTGTACCACCAGCCATAACAATACGTTTAGCTAAATCATCATCCCAAAGACCCAACGCTTCTAAATCTTCAACTAGATTTCTTTGAACTACAACGAATTCACCTTTATCTAATTTTCTTCTGTAAACTACCCCTTGTGGAACTTCAAACATTTCAGTACAACCTAATAAGTTAGAGGATGAAGCTGTTGGCATAAGAGCTGTAAATAAACTATTAGCAACTGGTTTACTCATGTCAATTTCATGTTCATGAACACCCCATTTTTGTGGGTTAAAAATTCCTTTAGCATATAATGATTTATTATAATCTCTAAAAGTTTTCTTATGTTTAGCATAATATTCTTGTGAACCTTGAACAGCACCTAAGTATATTTCTCTCATAATACCTCTGAATGCTTCTTTACCTTCTTCACACTCAAAATTCATACCTCTTGAGTATAAGTACTCAGCTAATCCAGCCACACCAATTCCAATAGTTCTTTGACCTAAACCACCTTTTTTGGCCCTTTCAGTAGAGTAAACGTTAATATCAATTACTCTATTAATATGATAACTTAAAACTCTAGAAGCTTCTCTAATGTTCTCACAAGTCATTAATGGTATTGAACCTAAAGCACATTGACCTACTTCATCTTTATCAGCATATAAAAGAGTTTCTACACATAAGTTAGAACTCTTAATTGGTCCAAAATGTTCTTGCATATTTTTTCTATTAATAGAATCAATAAATACAACGTATGGGGTTCCAGTTGATGCTTGTGACATAAGAATTTTATTCCAAATTGTTCTTGGGTCAATCTTATCACCTAACCCCATATCAACTGCTTGTTGATATACTTCCCTGAATTCATCAGGAGAACACTCAAAGAAAGGTTTTAAGCCAGCTTTAAGTATATCATTAGGGCAGAATAAGTAATAATCTTTTTGCTCTGTTAGAGCTTCCATAAATAAGTCATCGATACAAACACCATTAAAGATATCTCTAGTTCTTAATCTTTCATCACCTTCATTAAGTCTTAACTCTAAATGGGAAATTATATCTTTATGCCAAGTTGGGGCATATAATGCAAATGCACCATTTCTTCTACCTCTTTGGTTAAAAAACCTAGCAATACCTTGAGCCAAATCAGCAAATCTAGGGATACCAGCGGCATTACCGTTAAAATCTCCTACTTTACTCTTAGAACTTCTAAGATTACCAATATAAATACCAATACCAGAACCATCTTTAGATGATTTAGCTAACTCACCTAATGTATCAATAATTCCTTCAAGACTATCTTCTTTTAGAAAGTTGATATCACATGATATAAATCTATTACTACCCTCACCAGTTCCAGCGGTTAAGTTTATTGGTGTTGCAAAGTTTAATTGCTTGGTTGAAAGCATTTCATATAGATACTGAGCTGATTTTTTATCTTCAGCTAATTCAGTAGCAATTCTACCATACATTTCTTGTGGTAATTCATTACCATTTCTATATGATTTCTTGAATGTTGACCATGCTAAATAATCATAAGTATAATCTCTTGAATAATCTAATTCAATATCAAATTCTTTATATTCATGATTCTTTTGTGTAATATCAATTTCAATAGCTGATGCTAACATCGAATAATCTGGATGTAAGTAGACTGAACCCAATGATTCAATGATAACTAGGTTATCAATATCGTCTGTGGTCATTCCATCTTTAATCTGTGGGATTACTTTTTGTGATAGCTTATCAGAATCAACTTTTAAATTTAGGCTTTTGGCCGTTCTTTTAATCCTAATCAATACTTTATTTGGGTTAAAATTTTGACTAGTACCGTCTTTCTTAATAATTTTCATTAATTTTCTTCTTTTTGTTTTTTAAAAATCATCGGTCATTAAATCACCACCGATATTAGTTAATCTATTATATTCACCACCTTTAGTTTCAAAGAAGTTTTGACGTTCTACAATTGAGAAAGATGCCATAAAATCAAAAGGTTGTTCAACTTTAAAAACAGTTTCTATATTATAATAAATTAATAAACTGTCCGTAACATATTGAATGTACTGAATAAGTTTATCTTTATCTAAACCTAGCACATAATTATTACCATATATTGACTCAACAAAAATCTTTTCTGTTTCATAACAACCCAAAATCATTTCTTTGATTTCTGAAGCTGGTAACTTATATTCATCTTTAATATATTTGTTATACATATTAATACCAAGATGCATATGTAAAACTTCATCTTGTAATATTAATTCATTAGCCTGACCTAAACCTACTAATTGCGGATAACGCATTCTAAAGAACATAAGCATTGCAAAGGTGCTAGAAAACCCCATACCTTCTAATAACGAAAACGCAACTAATCTTTGAATAATTGAACCTTCATCTAACCATTTTTGTGCCCACTTTACTTTAGCGGCTACAACTGGGTTAGTTCTAATGGCTCTAAACATAGCTTGTTTTTCTTCTTCATTATCAATTAATTGCTCAATTAATAAAGAATAAGTTTCACTATGTACATCTTCGATATATGCTTGGTAGACATAATTAGATTTAATTTCTTCAACTTCTGAAAATTCTGATATTATTTCATCAGCCAAATTATCTTGTACTAATGTATCTGAAACCCCAAAAAACGCTAAAAGGTTTTTTAGTATCACAACTTCTTCAGGTGGTATACCATCAAAAGTGTCTTTTGATAAATCTAATTCTTCAGCAGTCCAAATTTTAGCTTGTTGCTTTTTATAAAACTCCCAAAGTTCATTATGAATTATTGGAAATTTCGTATCTCTATCACCGTTATCTATCTTTAAATATTTGCTCATTTTTCTTTATTTACTTTTTATTAATATTATTTTTATTCTTCTTTAAGAGTTTGCTTATCAAGAGCCTTTTGTAACTCAATGGTTTTCATCACTGAAGCCGTATAAGCGTTGTTTTTAGTCTCTTTATATGATTGCATTTCAGAAGCTTTTAGGTAATTTCCATCATCAATATTAATTTGAATCTTTGCGTTATTAAATTCAACATCTGTAAAAATTATCCCATCAACTCCAAATCTAGATTTCAATATTGCCATGTTAGCACGACCACTTTCTTTTTGGTCTAAATCTTTTGCAATTGAAACTATAAAGTGACCGATTTGACCTTTTTTAATTGAACCTCCAATCATAGTTGAGTCAACTGTATCAGCATTAATCGAATCTCTATTACCTTGAATAGCAGTCCAACCTACCATTTGGAATTCACTTAACAAACTTTCAAATTGTCTCATGATTGGGCCTTCAGCTTCATATCCTTTATCATAATTTCTAGTTGATGTAATACAATCAATATAATCAATAAGGATAATATCAGGTTTTCTACCAGCAGCGGTTAACCTTCTAACATAGTTTTTGATTATTGGAATGGTTGTCCCATCACTAGGAAATTTCTTTAATTCTAAATATCCACCAGCATCCTCAAATTCTTTTACTTTTTCATCAATTATTGGACGATTTTCAACCAATGCTAAATCATTAAGTGCTATACTAGTCCAACACGATAAGTGCTTTCTCTGTATTACTTTTGGATTATCTTCGAAGAAGATTTGTAATACCTTATAACCTTGACTATATGCAGTATTTGCAATTTTTGTAATCATTGTGGTTTTTCCAACACCAAATGGTGCTAATATTACCCCTAATTCACCCTTAGATAAACCACCATCCATCTTTTCATCTAAACCACTAATACCAGTTGGTATAGGTTTTCTAAAGTCTTCACTTAATACGTCATCAATATTAAAAAATACATCAATACCAGCATCTTTATCTGAACCGACTTCAAGTGCTTTCTTCATTATTTCCTCACAAGCATCATAATCATCTAAATTACCTTTTTCAATAATCCCTTGAATTTCTTCCATGGCCTTACGAAGTTCTTGTTGTTTACAGAACTTCATGGCTTTGTCTTGGATATATTCAGAGTCTTTTAACGGAAGGTCTTTAATTTCTTCCATTTGTGCTGTAATATACATTCTAGTGGCATCATTATCACCTCTAGCGTTAAGTCTATAAATGAGACTTTCATAATCTAGAACAATTTCGTCAGTCTCATGAGCTTCTTTTATTTCAGAAGCGATAATCCTTAAATATAAATCAGTAAAATAATTAGAATCTATTATTGAGATAATATTACTCGAAAACTTATAATCTGTAATTAATTGGGATAACAGTCTCTTTTGATAAGGGATTCCTAAGAACCCAAAACCAACATCTTTATTGATATTACTCATATTTTTATTATTTTTTAGTATGTTTCTAACTTAGCATATTCATCTGAACTTAGTCTGTTATATCTAGTTAAACTAGTTGAACCATATACTTTAGTATAAGACTTTTCGCTCATTGCATCTTGTATAATTCTTATAATATTAGGAATTATACTCCTAATATCAATTTCATATCTAACATTAGGGTGGAATATTTTACCATCAAACATACCTATAGCAATTGAATCCTTTCGAATTGCATCTAAATTAAAATCACCGTCTTTATCACGTAATTTATTAACATTATTCTTTAATACCTCTAAAGAAAAAATATCCTCCTTATCATTTAAATGATTATTTTGAGCATAGAAAGGTTTATAAGAATTATCCATACATTTATATTTGAAGAAATCTGGAATTAAACCTAATGTCATTTCTTGATTAATACCCATAATATCATCTATCATTTCTTTAATCTCGAATGATTCTCTACAATCATTATTATAATTTTTTACATTGAAGTATCTTTGACAAATAATGTGGTCATTGATTCTTAATATAAACTCAAAAGGTTTCACTATTTGCTTTTCGAATTGTCTTTGCTTTCTGTCTTTTTTATTAGCCATTTTGTTCATTTATTAAATTTAATTCTTTCCGCTCTCTCTCTATTAGTTTTTTAAACGGAAGTAAGTAATTAGTGCTGAATGATTCGATTTGTTTATCGACACCATCACGCTTCATGTAGCGATATACATTTTTAATACCTCTATCTTCGATATCGCCCATTGGATTTCTATTGTATTCAACTAAATCCTTATTTTTTTTATCAATTAAAGGGTCACTTAAATCTATAATACTTTCATTAATTTTATAGATATTTTTACCTTGTACACCTTGGGTGTTTGATTCGATAATATTAGTTAACGCTTTTAACGGTTTCTTTTTATCCTTAATACGTTGAGCTTGATGCTTCTTCGCTAATTGAATAATTTCCTTTACAGATAGTTCACGCTCTTTAAGTTCTGGAAAGAATTTTAATAAAGTCGTCTCTTTAACACCTTCAATACCTTTAATACTGTCGGAATTATCACCACCAATTACTTTAATTAGTTTTAAATTCTTTGGGTGATAGTTAAAATATTTGTTAAAATTTTCTAAAGTTACGTAATCTCGAATTTTTCTATCACAGAAGTATATTCGAACATCTGAACTTATCAATTGGCCCAAATCTCTATCTGAAGTGCAGATAGTTATTTTCTCATTTGGCTGTTTTGTTTTGCAATAATAAGCTATAAAATCATCAGCTTCAACACCAGACTTAGAATTATCTATTAATTGTCTAATACATAATTCCTCTAAATATTGTCTGATTAAAAATATTTCGGTTTTTTCTTGAATGTCAATTGGGTGTGTCCCATTAACGAAATCTTTATTTCTATCAGATTTATAATCACTATAGAGTTCCCAACGCTGTTTACCACTGAACTTTCCATCCCAAAAGACAAATACTCTATAATATAATTCTTCTTGTAATAGTTTTCTAAGGATGGTAATAAAGATGTACAATCCACCTATATGGTCACCATCCCTAGTAAACATATCTTTAGCTCCGAAAAAACCTAGTTTAAACAAGGCATTTCCATCGATAAGTAAGGTATTTCTAATGTTCTTAGATTTACCGTATTTTTGCGGCTTTTTAGCCATTTCACATTAATTTAAAAATTAATACTATAAAATATCATCGCTTGACATTTCACCTTCTTCAGTTACAAAATTGATTTGAGCACCATATTCAACCTTAAGTTTCTCATGTATAAACTCTCTATGTTCTTTTTTATATTCTTCAATTTCTGTCGGATTCCAATATCCGTGTGGGGTTGATGCAATCTTACCCTTTTTCTCTAAACCATTAATATGGTTTTTTTCACAACTAATTTTAGTTTCAATTCCAAATTGGAATTCATTACCTAATGAAGTTGCTTTAAGTTTAGCCGTACCGTGAGATAAAATTCCACCTAAATGCACTATTAATCTAGAATTATAGAACATAAACTCACCACAACTGTGCTTAATTTTCATATTCATATTATCATACCAAATCTTTTGTACACAAATGAATGTGTTAGTGAAAGGTTTGTCTTGTCTTCTAGATGAAGGTATTCTAAAGTTAACAATTGGTTGGAAAATTTTCATTGACCCAGCATTCCACATATTATTTGTAGTTGATGATATCGCAGATTTATATCCATTTAATGTTCCAATAGAATCCCAAAGAAAACATAAATTCTCTTGTAACAATCCTTCAGCTTGAGCATTTAACAATTCAGTCATATGAAGTGCTACATCCTCTATTACTGGTTCATACCTTAAAGGGGTTTTACCCATCTTTGAATGTTGATGGTCATAGCATTCATAAGCTTCTAATAATTCTGAATTACCCATGAAAATAAATTTACCTTCTGGTACTAATTCACCAGTATCTTCATTAACAACCCATTCAAATTCTACGCCACATGTTTTAGCGTGGTCCCAATGAAAGTTACCCTCTGTTTCATATATTACTGGCAAATCTCCAACTCTTTGTGCACCAGCAATTGCTTCATAAAATGCAGTTGATTTTCCCGTGTTGGTGTAACCTCTCACTGAAGATACATAACCTCTTGGAAATCCAGGTAATTTAATGGCATCATGCCATGCTTTTGATAATGGAATCCATGATAATTCTTTATCTGGAATTGTCTTTGAGATTCCTTGTGATTTTTTAAAACTACTAAAATCGTAGTTAGCTTTCTTTACTGTTGTTTTACTTGGTTTTTTAGCCATAATTATTTTTGAGGTACCCCGATTTTTTTCTACTTTATCCCTAATAATTAGAGATAAAATAAGGGGGTAGGTAAACCTCACCCCCTACATTATCTATTTACCTATTCTTAAAATGGTAAATCATCATCTTCTTCGACAGCGACTGGTACTTCCACTTCAGCAGTGTTAGTAGTATCAGCAACCTCTTCAGATGCTACTTTACTTGTTGGTTGTTTAGCTGTTGTTGCAGCTCCACCACCCATAGTGATTTGTGAATCTAAATCACTAGAAGTATCTTCTGTTTGTTCTTCCATCTCATCTTTATCAACAAACTTTTCAAGTTTCTTATCCCAAGCTGGAGTTTTACCAGTTGCAACTAGTTTTAAGTAGTCATAACCTTTTACAGAATAAACATCTCCCCATGTCTTTTCACTGTTAACCCATTTTGTTGCTAACTCTGAATCTTCACTTAAAACTGTTCTATCATATCCTTGAATAGCGTTCACTACTGGATAAGTACCACCTCTTGGATTCTTAACTCTAACGATGTTTAGAATTAAATCTCTACCCTCTTTATCATCAAAGATATCTTCTTTACCAGCTTCCCAGTAAGTTTTACCAACTGCGGCAATTTTATCAAAGATACCTTCTTTTTTGTAATTGATTGGAAATCTCCAGAATTTTGGACCGTGGTCTTCATTTTCTCTGTCAATTACTTTAACAATATACATTAACCTAGCTTTAAATTGTTTAGCTAATTCTTCATCTGATTTTACACCAGTTGAAAGTAATTGTTCTCTCAATTCACAGAATGGGCAATCTTCATCATTAAGATGTTTAATACAAACGAACTTTCTGTTCTTTCCATCCACTTTTGCACTATGTACATGAACTTCTTGTAAAGGTGAACTACCATCATTTGTTGGTAAAATTCTAATTCTTTTCGTTGCATTATCAATACCATCTGGTAAGTAGGTTGTAAAATAGTTGTCTGGGTTAAACGCAGACTCACTTGAGCTTGATGTTGATTTCTCATACTGAGATAACATCGCTAATAACGGATTCTTTTTTTCGTTACTCATTGTTTTTTGTTTTTAGTTATTAATGGTTCGATTCCGTTTTTTATGAATCGAAGTCTTTATTTGTATTAACACCACTTATAGTTCACAGGTGTTAATCTTATCTGAATCAAATATACTATAATGAAAAGCTTTTTACAAGCGTTTTTCAAAATTTTTCAAAAAAAAATGTGCGATAATAATTTATCGCACATTAAGCCTTTGGTTTTTAGTATTTTATATTTAGAAAGTTTTATTAAATTTATATCCTTTTGAATCTCTAAATGAATCTTTAATTTCTT